AGGAATTATAGACCCGATAAATTCTGGGTTGTTGTGTTCCTCGATATAGACTGCTTCTAATAAGTTGCCTTCATGGTCGTATGTTTCAACCATTGAGGCGTGAGATTTAGAAAATACTCTTAACACGTCTGTATATTCTAAGTCGTCTGCGCTTTCTTGGAATAACTTTTTTTGGCTTGGTTTGTTTAGTGCTTGCCATTGTTCAAATGTGATTGTATCCATTTGTAACTCCTTTCTAAAATAATTGTAAAACTTTTTTTTAATAAAAGCAATAGATAGAAAAAATTATTTTTTGGCGTGGCGATTATTCGACACGCCTACTGACTTACAATAATTTTTTTTGTGTTGGGGACGGGCTTAGAGTCTAAAAAAAACAACTAAACCCACCCCCTCTCACCAGCGTTTTTTAGCAGAAATCTTGAGGTTCAGCAACCTTGAAATCCACAATGTTTCTAAAAGTTCTAGGACTAGCATCAGAACCCTTAGCAACACGTTCCATAACAGGTTCGAAAACAATTTCTTCGAAACTAATAACCTGCTTGATATCGCCTTTCTTGTTAGCAATAGGTTCACCAACACCAGACTCAACAAGTTTACGCAACGCCTCAACAATCACAGGATTCTTAGAAGTCACATACTCATAACCCATTTGAGTATAAGGCGTACCATTCTTGCTATACTTCAAAGTACTACCATTAATACTGATAGCGACCTTGTTATCTGCAGGAAAAGAAACTGCACCTTTAACTGCTGTTGCACTAAATGCCATATATATCTCCTTTGTTTTTAGGGGAACGACTCCCCTCTTGGCACCCTGTGCCAGAGGGAGGAGAGACTTGCCTTTAATCCTTACCAAAGGCGAATGAGACGCCTGCGTCGAAATGAGCCAGCAACAAGAGCACGCAAGTACCATTAGCCCAAACTTATTGCCAAACAATGCTTGCAAAAGACAGGCCCACCAAACCACCAAGGAACCTGACTGCATCCGTGGATGTCTAGTTATGGTTACGTTTGGCAAGTTCCGAGCATGCCACTTGTGGCTGCGAGGACTTGCGTCTGCAAAAACCCTGCACCGCGTAAGCGGTGTGCCGCCGTAGGCGGCAGGTCTGTGAGCGTAGCGAGCAGACCCAGGGTTTTTAACCGACGTGTGACTGTCGTATGTATAGGTTGTTTATATTTTTTTGTTACAGTGGGGGCTAGTTTTTGGGTGTTTTATAACGTTTTGGTAACGTTTTATAACTTTTTAATAAATGTTTGTCCGCTTTTGTATTTTGGACGGATTAGTATATATATGAAGGGGTCTTATTGACCCCTTCATCTGGTTACTGTTTACGGTAACTATGCAAGCCCCTTTAAGGGGGCTTGCCCGTATACTGTTAATGTTACAGTTGCGTGTATTTGGTTGTTACACGTTTATCGTTTATTTGACTATGGGGACATCTATGCGTTTTGAAAAGGGTAGTTCTCATCCTCTTGTTAAGGATACTGTTGAGGCTAAAGATAGGGTGCTTCAGTTAGTTTCTGAGGGCGTTAATGTTAAGCAGGCCATGAGTCTGGTTGGGCGTCAAGAGGGTACGTTACGTCAGTGGCTTTCTAGGGACCCTGGGTTTGGGCGTAAACTTGAAGATGCCCGCGAGCAGGGTGCTGTTCGTGATTTGGCTGGGGATAAGTATTCTCTTAATTTTGCTGATTTTTCAAAAAATTTTTTAAACAGTGATGTGTTTGCTCATCAACAGAATTGGGTTGATGTTTTAGAGGGTAGGGTGCCTGGTTGGCTTCATCCTTCTATGACTTATGAGCCTTCTGATGATAAGACTAGGCTTTTGATTAATGTGCCTCCTGAGCATGCTAAGTCTACTACGATTACTGTTAATTATTCGACTTACAAGATTTGTATGAATCCTGATGATACTCGTATCATTGTTATTTCTAAGACGCTTACTAAGGCGCAGGAGTTTGTTTATTCTATTAAGCAACGTTTGACTCATCCTATGTGGGCTAAGTTGCAGGCTACTTATGCCCCGTCTGGTGGTTGGCGTGAAGATGCTGATTCTTGGAAAGCCAACGCTATCACGTTGTCTCGTAATTCTACGGAGAAAGACCCTACGGTTCAGGCTCTTGGCATTGGGGGTCAAGTGTATGGTGCTCGTGCTAATTTGATTATTCTTGATGACTGTGTCACTGGTGCTAATGCTCACGAGTGGGCTAAGCAACTTGAGTGGATTCAGAAGGAAGTTATTACTCGTCTAGATGATGAGGGTGTTCTTCTTGTTCTTGGTACACGTTTTGCCGCTAATGACCTTTATCGTGAGATAAGAAATCCTAAACATTGGTCTAATGGTAAATCGCCGTTTACATATTTTGCTATGCCAGCAGTTTTAGAGTTTTATGAGGACCCTAAGGATTGGGTTACTTTGTGGCCTAAGACTGACCAAAAGTCTGGTTCTAAACAACCTGACGCTGATGGCTTGTTTAATAAGTGGGACGGTCCAGCCCTGTATCGTCGTCGCGGTGAGGTGACTCCTAGTACTTGGGCTTTGGTTTATCAACAGCAAGATATTCAAGAGGATTCAATTTTTCGTCCTGCTCTTGTTCAAGGTTCTATTGATGGTAGACGTAAAGTTGGTACTCTAAAATTTGGTGCCCCAGGTCATCCATATGAGAAGGGTAACTATTACACCGTTATAGGTGTTGACCCTGCTATGACTGGTAACACTGCTGCTGTGTGTGTGGCTTTCGATAGGAACACTCACGAGCGTTGGATTCTTGATGTTTGTAATATGAACGACCCTAATCCGCAAAAGATTCGTTCATTGTTTGAGGACTGGGTTCAAAAATATCAACCAAACGAGTTGCGTATAGAAATTAACGCCCACCAAAAATCTTACGCTTTAGACACAGAATTAAACCAGTGGCTTGGGTCGCGCGGTGTTCAGTTGCGACCACATTTTACTGGTAAGAATAAGTGGGATGAATCTTTTGGTGTTGCGTCTATGGCACCTTTGTTTGGTACTGAACGTGACGGTAAGTTTCAGAAAGATAATCTTATTAAACTTCCAAGTACTGAGGCTAATGAGCATGTTAAGGCTTTAGTTGAGCAGTTAATTACTTGGGACCCTAATGCTAAGAAGTCTCAAAAGACTGATTGTGTTATGGCTTTGTGGTTTGCTGAGATTCGTTTTAAAGAATTAATTCAACAATCTGGTTATGCGCAAAATCATTCGTTTAACCGTTATGCAACAAGAAAAAATATTTCTCAACGTGGTGTTGTGAATTTAGATGAACTGGCTGCTGCGCAGTACAGTGATGAATATTTATAGGAGTTTGAATGGCACTTGATGTGCAACGTATTGCTGATAAAGTTGAGGCTTTGAAGCGTAGATACTCTGAACGTGATTCTCGTATGGCTAACGTTTTGAGTGTTCGTCGTGGAGAAATAGCAAACGTTTATCCAGATTTTTTCCCTGACGGTATGTCTCAACCTATGATTGCAAACTTTATTGATGTTGCAGCACGTGACCTTTCTGAAGTTTTGGCTCCTCTTCCTTCTTTCAATTGCAGTACTGCTAATACAACTTCTGACCGCGCTAAGGCGCAGGCAGAGAAACGTACAATGATTGCTAACTTTTATGTGCATTCATCACGTTTACAAACACAAATGTATACAGGGGCTGATTGGTTTCTTACATATGGCTTTTTGCCAATCGTCGTAGAATTAGATGTTAAAGATAATCAGCCCCGCATTCGTGTAGATAATCCTCTTGGTTCTTATCCAGAGTTTGACCGTTTTGGTCGTATTGTTTCTTATTCACGTAGATATGTTAAAACTATTGCAGAGTTAGTTGCAGAGTTTCCAGAGTATGAATCTCAAATTATTGGTCCTCAAGGTAGAGAAAATACTGACTTGTATTCTTTACTTGAATTGGTTCGTTATGAAGATGATGACCAAATTTTATTATATGTTCCTCAAAGAAAAAATCTTGTTTTAAAACGTACTCCTAATCCTTTGGGTGAAATTTTAGTTCGTGTTGCACGTCGTCCAAGTATTGACGAAGAACCACGTGGACAATTTGATGATGTTGTTTGGGTACAACTTGCACGTGCACGTTTCTCTTTACTTGCTTTAGAAGCAGCAGAGAAATCTGTTCAGGCTCCGTTGGCATTGCCTAACGATGTTCAAGAATTAGCATTTGGTCCCGACGCCGTTTTGAGAAGTCAAAACCCTCAACAAATTAGAAGAGTCGGATTAGAATTACCAACTGCCGCATTTACTGAACAAGCAGTGCTTCAATCGGAAATGCGTTTGGGCGCACGATATCCAGAAGGTCGTACTGGCAATATTGATGCCAGCATCATTACTGGACAAGGCGTCCAAGCGTTACTTGGTGCTTTTGATTCACAAATTAAAGCAAGTCAACAAATTTTTGCTCAAACATTTGAAGATGTTTTAAGTCTATGTTTACGTGTTGATGAAAAGATTTTTCCGTTTGAAAAAAATGTTCGCGGATATAATGATGGTGCACCTTATGAACTTAAATATAATCCTGTTAAAGACATTAAAGGTGACTACACTGTAGAAGTACGTTACGGTTTGATGGCAGGTTTAGACCCAAGTCGTGCATTAATATTTTCTTTACAAGCACTTGGTGGTGAACTTGTTTCTAAAGAATTTGTAATGAGTGAACTTCCTTGGTCTGTGAATGTAAGTAAAGAACAAGAACGTATCGATATTCAAAAGATGCGTGAAAATTTAAATCGTGCAGTTAACGCTGCTGCTGGTGCAATTCCTGAAATGATTGCAACTGGTCAGGATGTTTCTGTTTTGCTAGGTAAGTTTGCTGACATTATCGATAAACGTCGTAATGGTGTAGCAATTGAAGATGCTGTTAAACAAGCATTTGAACCTACTCCAGCAGAGGCTACCCCTCCTTCACAGCAAGTTGCAGCACAACAACCGTCCCCTCTTGGTGCTCCTGCTGGTAGTCCTGCTGGAGCCACTCCTCCAGATTTAGCACAGATAATGGCACAGATAGCAGGTTGATATGGCAGATAAAAGAACAAGAAGAGACTACGTCTCTGAGTTCCAATCTGCTTTAGATGCTTTTGTACAAGATATGCATCCTATGGGCGGTATGGCAACAGGAATTATTACTGTTGTTGAAATGATAAACAGTGAAGGTAAATATTTTTTACACATCATAGATGACGGTAAGTCTCCTACTTGGAAACTTAAAGGAATGCTTGATGAAGCACATATTAAATTAGATGACAAGATTGATGATGAGGATTACGATTAATGGCAATTAGAGAACAAGTATCTGGACCAGGTAAAGATGCTAGACGTACAGATTTAAATGTTTCTAAACAACCAGTCAGATATATTTCTGATGGCACTTATGGTGAAGGTCAAGAATTATTAGGTCTTCAACAGGGTGCAGATATGGCAGGTCCTACACCTGATATGAAACCAAACAAATCTATATCTTCTTATTTTTCTTCTAAACCACTTACTCAACTTACTGCACCATCAGAAAGATTTGATGAACCTCAAACTGCTGGTATGCCTTTTGGTGATGGAACTAATTTTATAAATCTTCCACCAAGTAATCAAAGAACTCCTGCAACAGTTGCACAAGAAATGTTAAATAATCCAGCAGTAAGAGATATAGCGGGTGTTGCTGAAGTATTTATGGCGATGGAAGGTCAAGGCAAAGGTTATGGATACTAATGTCAAGAATCCCAGGGTGGAATCCGCCCCAACCTTATACTCCTGTTGGTAATCAATATCTTCCAGAATTAGCGGTAGCATCTTATCGCGCTAATTTACCAGAAAAAGATTTACAGCAAATTAATACTTGGAGTAAACTTTATGACAAACATAGAGAATTACTTAAGATGGATAATAAAGATGCTAATGAAGAATTTCTTAAACTTGATGAAGGTGTTCAAGAAGCATTAAAAAATGTTTTTGATAATCCTGATTATTTAAATAAACCAAGTAACTGGACTATTTTAGGCGAACTTGGTTCTCTTATTAAAACAGCAGTTCAATCACCTTTTACTGGTGCATTTAAACTTTTACAAGGTTATTCTCAAGCATTAACTGGTGTTGCTGGTGGAACTCTTGCTTATGCTAAGCAAACAGGTCAATTCACACCAAGTATGCTTAACTTCTGGTCTGATGACTGGGATGGTAAACGTATATGGAATGTTGAATATACAAAAAAATTAGAAGAAACATACGGTCCTGGTATGTCTGCTTTAGCAAAAGGTTTAGTTACAGGATGGACACCTGGTCGAGTTATTGAAGAAGCAGGTGGAGTAAATCCTGAACTTGAACGTGCTTTATCTTTCATGCAAGAAAACCCTGAAGAATTTGCTAGTATCCTTGGTGATTATCGTAGAGCACAAGTAAGTCCTGGTAGAGAAGTTGCTAGACGTCAAATGCGTCTATCTCCAGATGCACCTGTTATCGAAGAAAAAATTTTTGACAGAATTTCTGGAACATATGATGCAACATTTCAAATACTTGCAGACCCTTTAACTTGGGCTACTGCTGGTGCTTGGGCCGCAGGTAAAGCACTTGTTAAAGGTGTTCAAGCAGGACAACGTGTTGGTGTTCTTGGAAAACTTACTTTAAAAGAAAACTTACAACCTAGAGCACCTATTATTAATAAAGGTGCTGTTTATGGAACTTTATTTAAAAAAGGTATTGCACCTGAATTAGCAGTTCCTAAAGTATTTGAATTTGATGATGTTAGAAAAGTATGGGATGGTATTCCTGATGTAACTCCAGGTCTTGGTCCTTTGCTAAAACAATTTAAAGAAGGAACTCCTGAGACTAGAGCAAGAGTTATGAACGCTATTGCTCAAAATTATCCTGCATACAATAACGATAATGTTGTTAGAATACTTTCAAAACATATAGAAGATGCTGATACGGCAGCACAATATTTTACTAGAGCAGAACACGCTAAATATTTATTTAGTGGTAAAACTAACAGCACAATGTTTTACAGAACTAATAATGTTTTAACTTCAACTAAATCTTCACTATGGGCTAATTCGTTTCGTAAATTTATTGGCGATACTTTTGGTAGTAGACTTAAAGGTACTAATGATGTTAACCTTTTTGAAGAAATTCAAAAAACAGATAACGTTGTTGATACTGCATACCTTGAAGGTAAGTATATTGAAATCGGTGCAGATGTTTCACAGTCACTAAAAATTATTAGTGATTTAAGGAAAACTGACCCATTGTTTAAATTTGCTGCAGATAAGATGAAAACATTTTCTTCTAAAGTAAATAAACTTGCATCACGTGCACCACTTGGTAGACCAATTTTTACAAATGATGAAATGGTCGGAGAAACTTTAAATACTTTTAGGGACACAGCACGTTTAGTTTTACCTAAAGAAGAAGCAGCGGTATTAACTCAAAGATTTGCTGATTTAAAAGAATACGACAGAATAGTTCTTCTTAGAGGTTTATATACAGACATTTTATACAGTAGTGGTTTAGGCGCTACCCCTGGTGGTTCTACTATTATTGAAACAATACTTAAAGAAAAATTTGGTGGTTTAGGTACTTTTGCTACAGGTAATATTCTTGATATACCTAAAAATTTAGAAGTAAGTGATTTAGCAAGAGTTGGTTCTGAACTAGGTGCTGAATTTGATAAAATAAAAGTTCAATCACCTTTACATAATTTTCAATTTACACCAGCAATTGGTCAACTAGACTGGCTTGAAATTGCTAAATTACAATCAGATAACGCTAGAATATTTAATGGGTTGCGTCGTTTAGGTGTAATTATTAATGGTCAAGCAGTTTCTCAATACACTAATGCTTGGACTTTATTAACTCTCGCTCCTAAATTAGGCGTTCGCGCAACAATAGATGAATTATTTTTATTTACTTTGTATGCACCTAAAGAAATTATGTTTAATTACTTACGTGGTGTAGGTAGAACAGCCGTTAAAATACTTGCTGCCGCTAAAGGTAAACCAGAAGGTTTGTCACTTACGGGTGAACACGTATTTAAAATACAAAATATGATTAGCAACGAGGAACGTATTGCTCTTCAAAAACAAATTGAAGAAGAATTTCCTCAAAACTTTAATGCACAAAAAAAAGCATACGCAAATAGATTATTTGGTCTTGCGTTAGATAAATTAAAAATAGAACAAGGTTTGGGTAAGTACGTTCCTAGTTCTAAAAGTTTAAGCATTTCAGATATTGAATCATTAAGAGAACTTTTCTTACATAATCCTTTAGGTTTTGACGCATTATCTTCATCTCAAGCAAGAACTGCTGGTTTAAGTGGTGGATTTATTCGCCCAACTGAAGACTTGATGAGTAATGAAGTTATGGAAACTGCCATGAAAGAACTTGGTGTTAAAAATCCAGGTAAATGGGTAGTACTTCCCGCTAGCGCCGCTAAAACAGAAAGAGTTTTAGGTCAATATTCTAACGTTTCTGCTAGATTTAGTAGCGATTATAGCAAGTTTGGTGACATTAAAGATACCCCTCAGCAAATATTTGTTAGAAATAATGGTTTAGAAACCCAACAAGACTTTACTAACGCTGTTACTGATGTGTTAAAACTGTTTGGTATTAAATTACCTGCAGGTAAATCTTATTTAGATTTAGTTAGAGATGCAAAATCAGGTTTATTAACATTAACAAAACCTGCACCCGAAGGACCTGCGCGTAATTTATTAGATTCTTTAGCAGAATATGCTACTTTAAAAGGTTCTGCTTCTGATATAGAAATTTTAACACGTTGGGTTGAACAACATTTAATAGATTTACGTAAAGCATTTCACGGTTCTTCTGATTTAAATGTATTTAACACTAAATTGTTTAATAGGGTTAAACAAGGAACTATTAAAGAAGTATCTAAAACAACTCCTTTTGCAAGAACAGTTTCTATTCCTGGTGGCAATGTTGGTAAAGGCACACCTATGGGTGACGCTAAAGATATTGCTATGCGTGAAAATGCAGGTGCAGCAATAGTTGAATTAGAAGATATTGCTCGTCAAGCAGAAATAACATCTGCCCAACCTGATGCTGTTGGTAAAACTTCTAGTGAAACAAGTTTATTACAATTAGGTCCCGCTACTGGTAACCTTAAAAAAATAATTATGCTTGCTAGAAATGGTAAATTATCTGGAAAACCTTTAAGACCAGAAACTGTAAAACAAATTACAGCAGCACATAATGCTGGTGCAAGATTTCTTGTTGGTGATATGCCAGGTGTTGATGATGCCTATATTAGATTATTAGACAATTTAAAGGCTAATTATACTGTTTATCATACTGGTGATAAACCAAGAATTGTTATTAAACCTTTTGAAATTACTAAAGAAGTTAAACCATTTAGATGGAATCAACTTCCTATAGAAGAATTTGAAGAACTTGTTAAAGATAATTTAATTGCTGGTGATTTATTAGTACCATTCCAAGCAGGACCAACTAATTTAAAAGAATGGATTGCTGAATACGGAACTAAAATATTTGAAGCAATGGACCAACAAGTAACTTCGTACTTCCGTACACCTGCGTTTATGTCTTTTTATCTTGAAAGAATGGATAACTTCCGTAAAGGTGGATATAGACAACAGTATGTAAGAGACCTTGCTCAAGAAATGATTTATGTTCGTAGTAAAAAACTTGGTAGAGAACTTTCTGATAATGAATTAGATAAAATATATCTTAAAGCAGAAGATATAGCAGCCAGAGCAATGGTTGAATATTCTACTCAAGATGCACTAAATTCTATTATGAAGTTTGCTGATAACCCTGATGTTAGAACAGCACTTGCATTTAATATGCGTAACGGTTCACGTTTTTATCGTGCAACAGAAGATTTTATTAGAAGAATATACAGATTAAAAGACCATTCATTAAAAACAATTATGAGAATGCGCCTTAGTGCATTAGGTTTAAATGGTTCAGGTTTTATCCACGAGGATGCACAAGGTCAAGGATATCTTGTTATGCCTATGGATGACTTAATGTTTCAAGTAATTGATAAACCTTTAAGAGTATTAACTGGTGGAAAAGCAGGATATAATCAAACACTTGTTGGTGATTTTACTTTTAAACTACAACAATTAAACCCATCATTTGGTCCAGATGCAACAACACCAACTTTATCTGGTCCATTAGCAAGTTTAAATATCTATTTAGTTAAATCACTTCTTGGTCGTTTAGGACCAGATGGTAGATATGCTGCTGATAAACTTGATAATATTTTACTTGGCGATATTGGTGATAATTTAGATTTACAAAAAGCAATACTTCCAGTATCTGTAAATAGATTATGGAGCATTCTTGGTAAAGGCGAGAAAGATAAACAAGAAGCCTCTGCTATTCATCAAGTAATTGCTTATAACGCAGCACACGGTAAAGGTTTACCTGTCGATGCAACCCCTGAAGAACAATACGAATACATTAAAAATACTCGTATATCTGCACATAATTTAGTTGTAATGAGAAACGTACTTGGACTTATTCCAATTCCTGTTTCTCCAACATTAAAAGAAACTAAAGATATTCCTAAGTTCTTAAAAGAAGTAGGCGTTGTAAGTGTTAGACAAGAGTTCTTTGATATCTTTGAAGGTGTTTTATCTAACCCTAACCCTAGAATGGATGACCCTTACGAGGAAGCATTAGCCATATATATTGGTAAGAATCCTAATAAACTTATCTACACTGTTTCACGTGCAGAAAAAACTACAGATATTGCTTTTAAGAAAACCGAAGAAGTTAAAAATTGGTATATTAGAAACAAAGATTTAGTTGACAAGTATGGTGAAGCAGCCTGGTTAGCAGCACCTAATGTTGGTGAATTTACTGCAGGAACCTATGCTTGGTTTGAGGCAGCAGAATTAATCGATAATAGAGATTTAGAAACATACTTGCGTGAAGTTCAAATAGCAATTGATAGACAAAACTATTTTGATTTAGAAGAACGCGCAGCAGAAGAAATCAGTAGAACTGCTGATACGACTGCTATTAAAGCAATCGGTGCTCAAATGAATTTAGCACAGGAAATGATTCTTAATTCTAATCCTTTATTAAGACAACGTTTTGCTACTGGTGACTTTGGTGTTGAAAAAGAAAAACAATACTTAACTAATTTAACTTATCTTTTAGCAGATGAATCCGTTAAAATGGACCCTGGTACTAGAGATAAATTAAATAAAGCATTAAAGATTATGAGCGAAACTGCTTATAAAATTAATAGCGATAGTGGCATGAGTACTTCATTTAGAAGAATGGTTAGAGATGAAGCCCTTGCTGATTTATCTGTATTAAGTAATCTTGATTACACTGTTCGTCAGGCTAATAAAGCAATACTAATTCCAATATTAAAAGACCTAAGTAGGGATGCACAAATCAAATGATAGTTAATAGTATTTATGATGAAACAACTGGTACGTTTACTTTTGAATATGAAGTTCCAGTTGATGGTCCTGGCGGGGCTTTAGGTGGAGTAGGTGTTAAAACAAAAGCATTTACTGTTACTTTAACAGCAGCAGAATTAAAAAAAGTACCTAATGCTAAAGTTACTACAGCAAATAATACTTCTACTGCCACTATTGATACTAAAGAATTAGATAAACTTTATAAAACTAAAGTAAAAGAAGTTGGAGATAAATCTAAACCTTCTATTGTTTCTGCCGCTGTTTGGGACCCTAATGCTAGTTATCAAGCAAATGAATCAGTTGAAGAACCTGCATATAAAAAAGGAATGCCTGTTACTAAAGAGATACTTCTTGGTAGTAAAGGTATTGCTAAAGACCCAGTTACTGGTGCTATAACATTTATTCTTCCAGAGAATCAAGCAGCAGAAACTTTGCCTGGAAAAGGTGGAATACTTAATCCAAGTTTTGCTGTAATTGTTCCTGAAAAATCTTATATTCCTAAAAAATATTATGACAGTGGTAGCAATTTACCAACTGGTGTTGCTTATGATTCAATTACTGCCCAAGAAAACTTAGTTTACGAATTAACAAGAACTAATAGAATTGACGAATTTAAAAAACTATTACTAGATAAAGGTTTCTACGAATTTGCTGGAATGAATTTACCGCAAGTTAGAAGTAGTATGGCTCAAAAAGGTGTGGCAGATTCATTTATGCTTTCTGCATTAAATGGTTTTCTATATACCTATAGTCAACAAAACTATCAAAACATTATTGAAGATTCTGAAACATTTAGTTATGATGAATTTATTAATAACTATAAACCTAGTTTTGTAGAAGAAGCAGCATACATTCCATCTAAAAGAGACGCTGATGCTGCTGTTGATGCATCCTATATTGAATATGTTGGACGTCGCGCTACTGATAAAGAGAAGCAAGCATTCTTTGCTGCTCTTGAACGTGAAGCATTAAGCAATCCTGTTCGCAGTGTTCCTGGTATGGGTGCAGGTCCTGATACTAGACTTGGTGGTTTTACTGAAGCAGACCTTGGTGATTTTGCTAGCGAGTTTGCTTTAGCAACACCTGGTGCTGAACAATACGGTGAAGGTTTTGGTGGATATAAAATGTTTAATAATGTTTTAAGTTCTTTAGTAAGTGATTTAGAAAATGAAACACAGTTTATTAATAAACAAATCATAGGTCAAAATCCTAATGCAATATAGTCAAGAACAGATTGAACAACTTTTAAGACAAGTAGGTTTTCCTGAATCTGCAATCCCAACTATGGTTAAGATTGCACAATTAGAATCTACTAATAATACTCAGGCTTTTAAAGATAAAGGCAGAGATTTATCTTACGGTTTATTTCAAATTAATATGAAAGATGATGACCCACAAAATCCTGGTATGGGTAAACAACGCCGTAAATGGTTTGGGCTTAAATCTAATGAAGAATTATATGACCCAGTAACTAATGCTAAAGCAGCATACAAGTTGTGGAGTTCTAAAGAAAAACAAGGTAAGAATAAAGGTTTTACACATTGGTCTACTTACAATGAACAGATTGCGGGAAATCCTAATTTGAGAACTATGAATAAAGAAACACAAGCCATGGAAGCCAGTGCTACTACCACTACTCCTGGTTTTGGAAATGAAGGTGAATCATTTGCTTTAACAGCAGCAATGATTGATAGGGCTTTTCTTACCGATAAAGAAGTTGGTAAAATATTTCAAGACTTTAAAGGTCAACAAGGTCCAGAGGCTGAGGCAGCATTAAAGGCTGCTTTACAGCAAACAAAGTTTTGGCAAAAGTTTTCTGCTGATGTTAAACAAGAAATTTATTCAAGTCTATTATTAGACCCTGCTAGTTATAAAGAAAAGTTTAGTTTAAGACTTGATGAAATTAAAAACAAGTTTTTAAAGATGGGTGCAACTTTTCCATCAAATGTTGAATTACAGGACCTTGCTAAGAAAACTCTTTTGTTTGGTTTAAAAGGTACTCAGTTAGATGAAATTATTTTTAACTCTGTCAAGTTTGATAATAATTTTATTGCAGGTAAAGCAGGAGAGTATGCTACTTCTCTTTATAAAGCAATTGAAGATTATGGTGGCACTATTGATAAGACTTCTTCAGAGTTTAAGAATTATGTTTTTGATGCTATTAGAACTGGCGGAAATAGTATTGATTTAGTAAAAAAACAGTATGCTGATTTGGCTGCTCAAATGTATCCTAAGTTTGCTGATAGATTTAAATCTGGTTCTACTTTAAGAGATGTTGCTTCACCTTATTTGCAATATGCAAGTCAATACTTAGAAGAAAGTATTACTGATTTAAAGAATCCTCTTATTCAAACTGGTTTAGTTAATGGTATGAGTGCTGTTGATTTTATTAAAGAAGTTAAAAAGAGTCCTTTGTGGCAGTATACTTATAATGCTACTGAGTCTATTCTTGGTTCTTTGAAGAATGTTTTGACTGATTTTGGTTTCAGTTTCGGGGGCAAATAAATGGCAACTGATAAAAGTAATAAAAAATATTTAGATAAACAAGTTGCTTTAGCAAAAGAAGCAGGCGCAACTAAGCAACAACTTGCAAGTATTACTTCTGCTCTTTCTGGAAAAACTGGTATTAAATCTGGTGATGTTAATACTCCTGGTACTTTGCAATATATTGATAATCAATTAAATCAACTTCTTTATGGTGTTTCTGGTTCTGGAGCAGGTGGTATTGCTGGCAAAGCAGCACCTGGTTATGTTCCTCCAGAAAAAAAAGAAGAACAAAAAACTGATTCAGGTGCAGCAATTGCAGCAGAGCAAAGACGTCAATTTGAATTAACACAAGCAGCGCAAAAACAAGTACAACGTCAAAGTGCTTTTGATTTAGCCAGGGCTTTTGCTGTTCAATACGGTTTAGGTGAAAGCATTGCAGATAGAATAGTTGACCTTACCGTTAATCAAGGATACACAGAAACTGCTGTAACTTTAGCATTACAACAATCACCAGAATATAAAACACGTTTTTCTGGTTTAGAAAAGTATAAACAAAATTATGCTGCAGATATTGCTTCAGGTAAAAAAGCACAACCTTTAACTCCTGCCCAATATATTAAAGCCGAACAAGAGTACCAAGAAATATTAAACAGATATGGTCTTTCTGATTTGGCTTCTCAAGAAACTTTTTCTGAATTAGTTGGTGGGGATGTTTCCGCTCTTGAACTTAGAGACCGTGTAGAAAATGTTTATGACAAAATTAGAAATGCAGATAGTGTTCTTAAAGAACAGTTAGCAACTTATTTTCCAACTTTAACTGAGGCTGATTTTGCTAAATCATTATTGACTGGTAAAAATCCAGAAGATATGGCTTCATCTTTGAAACGTCGTGTATCTCAGGCTGAGATTAGTTCTGAGGCTGCTCGTGCAGGATTAGGTGGATTAACTGTTGGTCGTGCTGCAGAGTTAGAACAAATGGGTTTAACTAGAACTCTTGCACGTGCAGGTTATTCAAGAATCGTTGAACAACAAGCAGCATTACAAAAACTTGGTTCAATATATCAACAAGATGTTACAAACTTACAGCAAGAACTTGAGGCTGAACAATTCCAAGGTCTTGCATCACAAAGAAGAAAGAAATTAGAAGAAACAGAAAAAGCAACCTTTGCAGGTAGCGCAGGTACCTCCACTGTTTCTTTAGCACAACAAGGTAAAGGTACCTTCTAAGACCACACACAGACCGACCAGCCCTGTGGTGAGTTCAAAGACTGGTAGCAAAAGCCATTTATATTTCCCCAAATATGGATGAGGTTTGCGAAACTACAACGATGGGAGATATTGCGATGAGCAATGTATATCAGGACTTCGACGACGAAGAGTTAGAGTCCGAAGAAACTGGTGGCGACTTAGTTTCACAATTAAGAAAAGCCACTAAGAAAAAAGACAAGCAATTGAAAGAGTTGATGGAAGAATTAAATTCCATTAAATCTTCTCAAAGGACTAACTCTATCAAGTCTGTCCTAGCGGAAAGAAATCTTAATCCTAAGATTGCAAATTTTATACCTAGTGATTTAGATGCTTCACCTGAAGCAATAGATAACTGGATTGCTGATAATGCAGAAGTGTTTGGTCTAAAAGTAGAGAAACCTCAGGTTGCACCTGATGTGGCTACTTTGCGTCAAATTGACGCTGTTTCTGCAAACGCGCAAATTCCAGTAGGTAACGATGATTTGTTTCTCCGCTTAGACCAAGCACAAAGTGCCGAGGAAATTGAACAAATGATTTTCGGAGCACAATCGTAATAACTACTAACTAAGGAAAAAACCGAAATGGCAAATGCCTATACCGCTCTCTCTGGCGGAACAGCAACAACTAACGGTGGTCTTGGTGGCGGTCAATATTCAAGTGGCGACAACGTAGGAACCTTCACACCATCAAATGGTGCAGGTCTCGTACAAAAAGCCTACGACCGTCTTGTTGAGTTCGCACTACGTTCTCAACCATTACTTCGTTCAGTTGCTGACAAACGTCCAGCGAAACAATCAATGCCTGGCTCATCTGTAGTTTTCCAAATCTACAGCGATATGTCAAAGGCAACAACTGCTTTATCCGAACAAGTTGACCCAGATTCAGTAGCAATTGGAACTCCAACTGCAGTTACTGTAACTCTCAACGAATACGGTAATGCAGTTCTAACCACACGTAAATTACAATTATTCTCATTAGCAGATGTTGACCCAGCAATTGCAAACATTGTTGCGTTCAACATGGCAGATTCTATTGATGAAATTGTACAAACAGAACTACGTGGTGGAACTAACGTTCGCTACGGTTCTGCTGGTGCATCTGACCCTACAGCAACTAACGAAATCGCAGCAGAAGATACAATCTCTGCAGCAGATATTCGTTTTGCAATTGCAAAATTACGTGCAGGAAAAGCAATTGCTCGTAAGGGTTCACTATACTGGTGTGCAATACATCCAGAAGTTTCACACGACCTTCGTGCAGAAACAGGTTCAGGTGCTTGGAGACTTCCACACGAATACCAAACAAATGAAAACATTTGGGCTGGCGAAATCGGTACATTCGAAGGTGCATACTTCATTGAATCACCACGTATGTACAACGCAACAGATGGAGCATCAAGCCGCCGTGTATTCCGCACATTGCTAGCAGGTCAACAAGCACTTGCTGAAGCAGTTGCAGAAGAACCACACGTAGTAATCGGTAACGTAACTGACAAATTAATGCGTTTACGTCCAATCGGTTGGTACGGTGTACTAGGCTTCAAACGTTATCGTGAAGAAGCATTGTACAGAATTGAATCAGCATCTAGCATTAACTAGTTAGATTCAATCAAGATTAAAGCCCCTGGGTAACTGGGGGCTTTACTTATTAGGAGAGTAAATTGCCAACATTTTTTCCACCAACAATTGATGAAGGACCAGCAGGTCTAGGTTTATTTTATAGATATAAACATTTAAGAGGAAAATCTGTTTTAAAAATTAGTGGTACCTATCAGGTTATTAGAGTTCCTTCCACAGACCAAATAGATTCAGCGTCAGAATATTATGCAGGGGGTCACGAGTATGAAGTTACTGAAGGTGTTAAGTCTGCACTTATTGCAGCAGGCATCGGGATTACTGAGGCTGATTTCGAATGACAAACACGATTATTACTATTGGTGCCGTTGTGGGTGCAGTCGCTGCGGTCATTGCGGTGATTGCTGTTCCGATTAAAAAGGTTAAAGTATTTTTTATTTGGCTTGATAAGTTTCGTAGAGACTGGGAAGGCGAAGAAGCCGAACCAGGTAGGGACAGAGTTCCAGGTGTGATGGAACGATTGAATAGACTTGATGGTGAACTTTCTAATAACGGTGGTTCATCATTGAAAGATGCAGTAAACAGAATTGAATTTAAGTTAGACAAAATGCAGGGGAACAGATGAGTCTACATAGAATTAAAACACATCCAGAATTTGTTGAAGGATGTTTCGGATGCAAAGCATCAACACTTGATTTGAATCCAGGAGAAGCAAACTCCAGACTGACTATGTCAGCAAAAAAATGGGACAAAGAACTTGCGTTATATCGTCAAGCAAGAAGTCAGGGTATTCAACCTGATTCTACTAAGACTAAGGATATACGTAGGGCAATAGATATATCAAACAAAACTAGCAAAGCATATGGAGCATAATAATGTACGGTAAAAAAATGCCTAAAGGTAAAAAGATGATGGGTATGAAGAAGATGGATGCTAAGAAAAAATCAATGGTTAAAATGAAGAAAACAGGAAAGAAGAAATAATATGTGTTCAACTTGTGGATGCAACTATCCTAACGTAGACCATGCTATGGCTAACGCTAAAGGTGATAATTCAATGGATGTAATTAAACCAATTCCATCTTCTATCGTTAAAGCATCACCTAAGAAACCTAAGAAGTAATTATGAAAAAAGACTCTCGTTTAAAAAGCGCAGGAGTCTCTGGTTATAACAAACCAAAGCGGACTCCAAATCATCCAACTAAGTCACACGTTGTTGTTGCCAAGGTTGGTTCAAAGGTTAAAACAATCCGCTTTGGTCAACAAGGTGTTACTGGGGACAGACAACCAACTAAACGTCAAGCATCTTTTAAAGCAAGACACGCAAAGAATATTGCTAAAGGCAAAATGTCTGCAGCATACTGGGCAGACAAGGTGAAGTGGTGAAAAAGAAAGCATTCTGGGATAAGAAGAACCCAAAGAAAACTTCTAAGAAATTAACTCCAGCACAGATTAAAAGTGCTAAGGCACGTGCTAAGGCTGCTGGTCGTAAGTATCCAAATCTAGTTGATAACGCTGCTGTAGCGAGGAAATTTAAGTGACAACATTTAACGCAATGGTTGAAGAGGTTTTAATAAACCTGGAAGGGTTTACTCTTCGACAAGATAGAACAACGTATCTAACTGCAGGTATTGATAGTGATGACCTATCTATAGCATTAGCCAGTGGCGATAATATTGGGAAAGGAATAATTGAGGTTGATGATGAACTTATCCACATCGACTCTGTTGACCGTTCTGACCGCTCAGCAGTTATCTCCCCATTCGGTAGAGGCTATCGTGGCACTACTGCAGCGTCACATTCAACAAACGCTAAAGTAACTTTCTCACCATCGTTTCCTAAAGTTTCTGTTAAACGCGCAATCAATGACACTATCAAAGCAGTGTATCCAAATATTTACGGTGTAGCATCTACTACTTTCACTGCTAATGCTGCACAGTCAACTTATGCTTTACCTGCTGCTGCTGAAACTGTTGTTGCTGTTTCGTGGGATTCTATTGGTCCTTCAGGTGAATGGATTCCTATCCGTAGATGGAGACATGACCCTAATGCTAACACTACAGATTATGCTAACGGAAACAGTATAAGTCTTTATGACGGTATTGTTCCTGGTCGTACCGTTCAAGTTGTTTACACTAAAGAACCTACAGAGTTATCTTCTGGTGCTGATGTGTTTACCAGTGTTACTGGTTTACCTGCATCTTGTCGTGATGTGATTGTTTATGGTGCAGCGTATCGTATGGTTTCTTTTATTGACCCAGGTCGTTTAAACTTTACTTCACCTGAAGCAGACCAAAATGACCAGACTCGTCAGTTTGGTTCTGGCACTAACACTGCTAGATATTTATTAGCCCTGTATCAACAGAGGTTGCAAGAAGAGTCAGAAAAACAAAACGGTAAGTATCCAGTCCGAGTCCACTACACAATATAAGGTAACTAATGTCAAGAAAATTTTCTAGCGTCTCTTTAGAGACTGAAGTTGTTGGTTCTTTAACCACATCTGCTACTTCTATTACTGTTGTATCTGCAACCAACCTACTTGGTGGTATTAACCCTGCAGATATTTCAGCATCAAATGATTTCATTATCGTTCTAGACCCTGAAACATCTAGTGAAGAAATTGTTAGAGTTACTGCTGTAGCATCTAACACTTTAACTGTTGCTCGTGGCTATGATGGTTCTACTGGTAAAACACACACCTCTGGTGCAAAAGTTAGACATATGGCTATTGGTGAGGATTTACGTAACAGTGCCACACATATTGATGCTACTGCAGCACACGGTGCTACTGGTGCTGTTGTTGGTACAACTAACACTCAAACTTTAACTAATAAAACTATTAGTGCTTCAAGTAATACTATTACTGATATTGCTAACGCTAACGTTGCTGCTGCTGCAGCGATTGCTGATACAAAGTTAGCAA